ATATCTTAAGACCGTAAAGGACTGTTTCTATTGGAAAGAGCATGGTGGTCAATTTGGAACAGCAGGAATTCCCGATATTATTGTTTGTTATAGAGGAAGATTTATTGCATTTGAATGCAAAGCAGGAAATAATAAGCCGACAGTATTGCAGGCGATAACGATAAGGCAAATAATAAAGGCTGGAGGCTATGCGTTAGTTGTAAGGTCGTTGGAGGAAGTAAAGCAAATTATAGAGGCTTTCAAAAAGGAGTAGCAATGGAAGATACCGTTAATAAATTAGTCATCACGCCAGAGGCTGTTTATGATTATGAGTCAGACTTTGGCACAGGGTTGATGCCTAAATATGATATAAAAGCTGAAGTCGAGTTGTACATAACCAATATGCAAAGCTGTGGCCGACTGATTTTTGACAGGTATTTTCATGTGAAGTACTTAGATGAACGGACGGACAAGGAATTGATGCTGTTCGTTTATATGGGAGAAAGAATAAGGACAATGCAACTTTGGGATCTAAAAGGTATATGCGAAAGTTGTGCATGGACAGAGGAACTAGAAGATGATGGAGCAATACGAAATTGGTTAAACACAAAATTCGATGAAGGCGATAAGACGGATTGGGTGTTGGACTATAGGCTATATCAGACCAAACAAAAAAAATTGCAGGAGTTGGCAAACAACGAAAACTACGGTGAGGATTATAACAAAATGGTAAAGGAATTATTAAAGAATTATAAATTGAATAAGGCAAGAATTGCCGTAGGAAGTAAAGATGATGTCGAGTTAATCGGATTAATTGATAAGCTTAATTTTCTTGATAAATGCATAGATACTCTTGATGATGAGGCAATGGAGCTTATAAATATTATTTACATACAAGGCGTTTCTTTAAGAAAAGCTGGTATTAAACTCGGCTATTGCAAAACAGGACTTGCATATAAAAGAGATAGAGCAATTGCATTATTGGATATGCTATTTAAGGAAAGATATGCACAATAAAAATTTAGGACAGTTTAGGACAATCACCGTACGATTTAGGACAAAAAAGCCTTAGGACAGGTATATAATGAGCTTGTGAACAGGAGACCTCGCCATATTATTGGTGAGGTTTTTCATTTGAGGAGGAAGTCATGCCGTATAAACCGTTAAAGCCTTGTGCTTATCCCGGCTGTCCTAAACTTACAGCAGGCACATATTGTGAGGAACATAAAAAACTACGCGATAAGGAATACAATATTTACGGTAGAGACGAATTTTCAAAGAAGTTTTACAAAAGCAGAGAGTGGGTTGCTTTACGAAAGAGAAAGCTTGCTGAGCAACCGTTCTGCGAGGAGTGTTTGAAGGTTGGTAAAGTAACAAAGGCTACTACGGTCGATCATATCGTACCTATAAAGCAAGGCGGAGCACCGCTATCACTTACCAACCTGCAATGCCTCTGCTGGAGTTGTCATAGCCAAAAATCTGCTACGGAAGGCAGCAGGTGGGGTAAAAAGTAGCTATTCGGCTTTTGCGTGTCCAAGGGGGAGTCAAATCTCTACAGTTATTTGTTTGGTGAGCGGGTTGCGGGTTTCACGCAAATTTTCGGTAATTCAAAGGGGGGTATTGCACTCTCCTTTTTTAGTGCAAAAATAGTCGTTAATGGCAAGTTTTAATGTTTAAACATTGTTTTATGGCAGTGGAATGTATCTCTTAATCAAATATAATTCAAAAAATATTCAAAATAAAATCTAAAAATCAAACGAAAGTGAGGTAAATATGGCTAATGGTAGAGGCGGAGTTCGAGCAGGTGCAGGCAGACCGAAGAAGCCTCTTGCCGAGAAGATATTAGAGGGAAACAGAAGCAAAGTTCCCCATAGTAGATTGGAGTTTCCTGAAAATAATGAGGAACTTATAGGAGAAATCATGCCAGACCCAAACGAGTTTTTGAAACAGAATACAAAGAATACAAACGATAATCTGGCGCCTAGGATTTATGAGGAAACTTGGAAATGGCTCAAGGAGCGAGAATGCGACAGGTTCGTTAAGAAAGAACTAATCGAGCAATACGCTTTGAACATAGCTCGCTGGATACAATGTGAGGAAGGAATAAATCAGTTTGGCTTACTTGCAAAGCATCCGACAACAGGAGTTCCTATAGCAAGTCCATATGTGAGTATGGGTATGAATTTTATGAGGCAAGCAAACAACATTTGGTTGCAGATATTCCAAATTGTAAAGGAAAACTGCACCTTTGCGGTTAATGGCAAAACGCCAAATGACGATATTATGGAGCAATTGTTGAATACAAACCCAAGGAGAGGTAATTGATGGAAATAAGAAAGATAAACATAAATGAGCTGAAAGCGGCGGAATATAATCCGAGAGTAGCGCTTAAGGCTGGCGACAAGGAATATGAAAAGCTTAAACGCTCTATTGAGCAGTTTGGGTACGTAGAGCCAATTATTTGGAACTCCAAAACTGGTAATGTAGTAGGTGGGCATCAAAGATTAACCGTCATGAAGGATATGGGCATAACCGAGATTGACTGTGTGATTGTGGAGCTTGATGAACAAAAAGAGAAGGCACTAAATGTGGCGCTTAACAAAATTCAAGGTAAATGGGATGAAGATAAATTGGCAGCTCTGTTAACAGACTTAGACAGCAGTAGTTTTGATGTTTCGGTTACTGGTTTCGATACCGCAGAAGTGGACGAGCTTATGAATCAGTTTTATTCGAAAGAGGCTGTTCAAGACGACTTTGACATAGAAAAGGAACACGACGAGATAAAAGCAAAGGGTGCTAGCACCAAGCCGGGCGATATTTGGTTGCTGGGTAAACACCGTTTGATGTGTGGCGATTCAACTGCCGCCGAGGATATGCAAAAACTAATGGATGGAAAAACCGCACAGATGTGTGTAACCTCGCCACCGTATGGAGTGGGAAAGGATTACGAGGAAAAGGGAATAGACCCATGGTTTGACACAATACGCCCTGTCATCAAAAACATCACAAAGTACGCAAATATTGTGTGTTGGAATTTGGTCGATTTATATGCCACAGGTACGCAGTTTATTGAACCAACGAATGTATATTCGGCAGATATGTTCAAAGACTGCGGTTTTCGTCCGATTTGGATTCGCATTTGGAAAAAGCAAGGCATGAATTTTGGCGTAGGACCTTATCACTTGGTGACAAATAAGCCTGTTCAGCAATACGAGTATATCACAGCTTTTGGCAAGAATGCAGAACCAGAATACAACGACCAAGAGTATGTTTGGTTGTCGGCTTTTGCTGGACACAGCTATAAGTTCGTAAAAAGATTAACCAAAGAGGAACGTAAGAAGTGGGGTTATGCCGGCATATGGGATATGAACACAGTAACAGCAAACAAAGATCATCCGGCAATGTATCCTGTTGAGCTTCCTTGGAGGTGTATCAAAATGCACAGCGACCGTGGGGGTATTGTGCTTGAGCCGTTTAACGGAAGCGGTACAACAATTATCGCAGCAGAGCAGACAGATAGAGTTTGTTATGCAATGGAAAAAGAGCCTGAATATTGCGATTTAGCAGTAAAACGCTGGGAAGAATTTACTGGAAAAAAAGCTATTCTCGATGGAGTGGTCAATGAGTAGAGGCGAAAATAAAATGGAGATGTGGCAGCTTAGACAGTTTCAAGCGTTGCCATTGGAAGTAAAGATACTTAAATCTCAGCAAAGAATAAGAGAATGGGTGGAGCACTTTGGTATAGATGGTGTTTATATATCATTTAGCGGTGGAAAGGATTCTACAGTGCTTTTGGATTTAGTACGAAGTGTCTATCAAGAAGTTCCGGCGGTGTTCAGTGACACGGGGTTGGAATTTCCTGAGATTAGAGATTTTGTAAGGTCGATTGATAATGTCACTTGGGTAAAACCAAAGCTTACCTTTAAGCAGGTGCTTGATAAGTGTGGTTATCCTGTTGTCAGCAAAGAACAAGCCCAATGGATAGAAAGAATTAGGGGTGGTTCTAACGAGGTTGAATTTAATCGCATAATGAATGGCACTATGCGAGACGGCAGTAAAACACAATACAAGCTGAGCGAGCAATGGAAGTTTTTATTAAACGCACCTTTTAAAATTGGAGCAGGTTGTTGCAACGAAATGAAGAAGAAACCGCTTGCTATCTATCATAAAGAAACTGGCAGAGTACCGTTTGTCGGCACGATGGCGGAAGAATCGGCTCTGAGAACAACTCAGTGGTTGCATTCAGGATGCAACGCTTCTGATAACAATAAACAGGTTTCCATGCCGCTTGCCTTTTGGACGGAGGCGGATATTTGGGAATATATAAAACAAAAGAACGTTCCTTATTGCAAAATTTACGATATGGGTTACAAGAGAACAGGATGTATTTTTTGTATGTTTGGAGCGCACTTGGAAAAACAGCCAACAAGGTTTCAACTTCTGCAAAAAACGCATCCACAGCTTTGGAGGTATTGCATAAAAGATAAGGAGCATGGTGGCTTAGGTATGCGAGAGGTTTTGGAACTTATAGGCATTCCATATGAAAACTTTATGTTGGAGGACAAGGATTGATGGAGATAAGAATTATTACAGCAGAATCGGTTACGAGCGGACACCCTGATAAATTGGCAGATCTAATTGCGGACAGCATATTGGATGCGTGCTTGCAACAGGACAGAAATAGCAGAGTTGCGTGTGAAGTGTTATTGACCGCAGGAAAGGCTTTTATCGCAGGCGAGATAACCACCGCCGCCACCGTTGAATATAAAGAAATAGTTAAACAAGTTATTAAAGATGTTGGTTATGATGGCTCAAACCTTGAAATAGAAGTGCGCATTCATGAGCAAAGCCAAGATATCTCTACCGCAGTTTGTGGTGGAAACGGAAGTATGCCAGTCTTTCAAGGCGCAGGAGATCAAGGTATAGTTTATGGTTATGCGACAGAGGAAACCTTAACATTTATGCCTCTTGCTGTAGAACTTGCAAATAGACTAACCGCAAGGCTTACATTTTGCAGAGAGGAAGGCATCATCAAAGAGTTGTTGCCGGATGGAAAATCTCAGGTCAGTATTGAGTATAAGAATGATAGATTATCAAAAATAAAATCAGTGCTTATTTCTGCACAGCATAAAGAGTCTGCGGATATTAACAAGCTACGCAAGGAAATTAAAGTAAAGGTTATTGACCATATATTTAGAGGTATTATGCTTGATGATAACACAGAGGTTCTTATAAATCCATCTGGTCGATTTGTGCTGGGTGGATATGAGGCAGATACCGGACTTACTGGCAGAAAACTTATGGTAGATAGCTATGGTGGTATCTCTCATCACGGTGGCGGTGCGTACTCTGGTAAAGACGCTTCAAAGGTAGACCGTAGCGGTGCATATATGGCAAGGTATATTGCTAAAAATATTGTGGCGGCGGGTTTAGCGGAAAAATGTGAGGTAGCAATAAGCTATGCGATAGGTAAAGCCGAACCTACAAGCGTTGATATAAACACTTTTTATACGAGCACGGTAAGCGAAGAGCTCATAAAAAAAGCCGTTCTCAAGGTATTTGACCTTAGACCGGCAGAAATTATAGAAACTCTAGATTTGAAACAGCCTGTTTATGCGCAAACGGCGGTAGGCGGTCATTTCGGCAAAGATTTCTTTATGTGGGAACTTCTTGATAAAGTTGATGAGTTAAAAAAAGCCATTTTAAACGATTAATTTTCACGTCCAACGATATAGTCAACAGAACAATTAAAGTATTCAGCAAGTTTCATTATACTTTCAATACTAGGCTCTCGTTTGCCGTTTTGCCAATTATAAAGAGAAGTGTCAGGCAATCCTAGTTCTTTATTGAGCTTATACTTGCTTACCTCAAATTTATTCAATAAGAAACGAAATCTTTCGGAAAATGGAGGACAAATTGTGTTATTAGAATTATAATTATCAATATCGATTCCGATAAGATAATCTATGGAACACTTAAAGTGGTCAGCTATTTTAATAAGCATTTCTACGCTGGGGATAGTTTCTGATTTAAGATAACGATAAAGCGTGGATTTAGGTATGCCAGTGAGTTTCTCAACATCAATAACATTAGTATGGTAATCAAAGAATAGTTCGTTAAGTCTTTCGGAAAAAAGCGACAAATTAAACATAAATATCCAAGCCTCCTAATTTATTATCTACCTTACTTGCGAATTTTAATTGCTATTCCCAAACGAGGTAGGTATAATGTAATTAAAAACAATAGGAGATATGTATGGAACACGAATTGATTTATTCGATTGGCGAAGCGATTATGCTGGAGGTTGACAATGTTAAAGACATTAACTATCCGAAAGGCAATGCAATAAATTCATTATATGTTTTAATGGAAGACGGCAAGCGTTATGAATTAACATTGAAAGCAATAGAATAATAAAATTATTCTACCATACAAAGGATTATTTATGGAACAACAAGAGCTTATAAATTTAATAGTCGACGCTTTAGATCAAAAGGGCATTATATCGATTAGTCATAAAATGCAAAATGGCAAAGCAGTGCAGATTAAAACCAAAGACGGTAGTTATTTTAATATAGCAACAGTGAAGCTTATGAAAGGCGAAGGTTATATAGTGCAAAAATTAAGATAAAATTATCGTAAAAATCGAGTTAAGAAATAGCCACATCTATATTTGGATGTGGCTTTTTCATGTCAAAAAGGAGAGAAAATGCAAATTGAAAAGATAAAAATAGGCGAGCTTAAGGCGGCTACATATAATCCTCGCAAGGACTTAAAGCCCGGAGATAAGGAGTTTGAAAAGCTCAAACGCTCTATTGAGGAATTTGGATATGTCGAGCCTATTATCTGGAATAAACGCACAGGTAATGTTGTCGGCGGGCATCAAAGACTCAAGGTATTATCGCAACTTGGCTATACAGAGGTCGAATGTGTGGTGCTGGATGTTGATGCTTCTAAGGAAAAGGCTTTGAATATAGCACTCAATAAGATTTCTGGCGAATGGGATATGCCTTTATTGACGGAATTATTGAGGGATTTGGATAGCAGTGGGTTTGAGGTGTCGCTTACGGGTTTTGAGATAAGCGAGCTGGATTCTCTATTTAAGGAAACTCTCTCTGAGAAGGTCAAGGAAGATGATTTTGATCTCGATAAAGAGATAGAGAAAATTAAAATTCCAATCACGAAACGTGGTGATGTTTGGGTTTTAGGCGGTAAACACAGGATTATGTGCGGTGACAGTACTAGTCTTGAAGATGTAAAGGTATTGATGGACGGCAATAAAGCAAAATTTATGTTCACAGATCCGCCGTGGAATGTAGACTACGGCGGCGCAGCGCATCCAAGCTGGAAACAGAGGTCAATACTTAATGACAAAATGACTAGTGAGCAGTTTGCGGAATTCCTAACTAAAGCTTTTAGTTGCGCAAAAGAGGTTATGGAAACTGGCGGAATGACTTATGTCGTAATGTCCGGACAGGAATGGGGCAACATAATGCGGGTTATGGAGGCTTTGAGCTTTCATTGGTCTTCAACAATTATATGGAAAAAAGATACCTTGGTACTATCTCGCAAGGATTATCACACTCAGTTTGAGCCTATATGGTACGGATGGATAGATGGCACTAGGCTATGTCCTCTTACTGATAGAAAACAGTCGGATGTTTGGGATATTGCACGGCCAAAACGCAGTGAATTGCACCCCACCACCAAGCCTGTGGAACTGGTAGCAAGGGCAATTTTAAATAGCAGTCACAAGGGTGAACTTTGTATTGATTTATTTGGAGGCTCAGGTACAACTCTTATCGCCAGCGAGCAGACAGAAAGACTGTGTTATATGATGGAACTTGATGAAAAATACGCTGACGTCATTGTCAAAAGATATCTTGATAATAATCCAAATATGGAAGCATATGTAGTGAGAAACGGAGTAAAGCTTGCGTTTGACGAGCTAAAAGCAGTGGATAAGGAGGAATAAGGAATATGGAGCTTAAATTTGAGGTAAATGGACAGATAATCGCCCGAATTGATAAGAATTTTATAGTAAAAGGCAAGGAATCGGGCATTATTGCTCGATTTTCTTTTGTAAATTTGGAAGGTATATCAGAAAGCAAAGCAGTATTTTATCAAAAAGGAATTAGGCATTTAGTAAACATTTCAGAAGGTGCGTGTAAAGTTCCATTTGATATTATTGATGTTCCTAGCTTTAAGCTTGCTGTATTATTGGACAGTGGAGAAGAGACAAAGAGTGCGTCTGTTCTCGTGTCCAAAACAGATAATATTGCAGAAATGTCGGCATCAGAGGTTTCACAGTTTATTTTTGCTGAGCTTGCAAGGTCATCAGATCAAACAACCAAATTACAGGATGCTGTTAATGGTTTGGAAACAGCCGTTGCAAAACTAATAAACAATTTTGATGAAATAGATAATAAAGTAAACAGTCTTCAATCACAGATAAGCACCATATCAGAAACACTGGTAGTTGAGGATAATACGGTTAAGTTTGATAAGCCGGTAGAGGTTGCTGGCACTGTAACCGCCACCATGTTTAATATTGGAGAATAGCTTATGGAATTTGCTATAAATATGGTGGATGCCACAAAACTTTGCGAAGTATTGAAGGCAAGCGGTGATAATCGAACAGCGAGTGCTTTTATGGATTTTTACAAGGGTAAGGAAAACAATCGTTTTGTTGCTTTCGCTCCCGGCTATTTGTACAGCAAAGCAAAAGGATATTTCAACATACATGGGAATGCAGTTTTGGCGGAGAAAGGTACAAGACCTAATTGCAATGAAAGATATCGCTCAACCTCGCCCGCAATTATTTATTTGATTCGCTTTGCAGATGGAGAGGTAAGAATATGTTCAGAAGCTCTCGCTTATGATACGCCGATACCTTTAAGGACTGGTGTAGTAATAGGAGCTTCTGATGAGAATATTCAGTATATGTTTGTTGGGTGTTTTGGAGCAGGCGGAGGTGGCAGCGGAGGCAATGCAATTACCTCTGGAGTAGGCGGAGCTTCGGGCGGAGCGGTATTTGGTTGCTTAGCCTTGGAGCATAACAATAGCAACTTACCTATAAATGCTATTCCTTTTACAATAGGTGCGGTAGGCAACTCGGTAACAGGGCACAACACAGGCGGTAATGGCGGAGACAGCGGACTTATTGTCGGCAGTGGTTCATTTATAGGAGCAGGCGGAAACGGGGCGGACAGTGGCAATGTCGGGCAACCTCGGGCGAGTGTCAACGAGGGCATTTCTTTTCTTATTCCATTAGGCGTGACTAACGGAGCAGCTGGCGGAGGCGAAGATAGCTCTGGTAAAGCAGTGCCAATAACAGGAACTCAAAACTATGCGCCTGAGGGCGAAAACAGCAGTATTTTTTATGGCGGATTTTCCAATTCGGCTGATGGCAGAGGTGGTGGAGGTGGCAACGGACCTTTGGGAAAGGGAGGTAACGGACCTTCCGGCGCTGGTAGTGGTGGAAATGCGGGTGGCATTACAGGCGGTGGCAGCGGAGGTAATTTTAAGGCTTTTGGAACTACCTCAAGTGGCAAGGGAGGCAATGGTTGTGTCATTATTTATTATTGAGATTTGACTTGACTAATACTGACAATAGCTTTATCATCCACACTACCAAAAAACACAGGAGGGCATAGATATGTCAGATGAAAAAAGGATGCTAAAGGTTAAAGACTTAATTAAAGGGTTGAGTACGCTCGACCAAGAAGCTTATGTTGCGCTATCGGCAGATACTGAGGGTAATGCATACAGCATTATGATGAACAGTCAATATGTGATTGACGAGGTTCTGTTGAAAAGCGAATTGGGCGGGCAGGATTCATATTTTCTGAAGGAAGATATTTCTGGAGAATTTGTTGAGGATTTTTATGGGAAGAAGATAGCAGTCAAGGATTTAGTAAAAGCGGTCGTACTTATAGGCACAAATTGAGATAAAAGGTCTATAAATATTCATTATAAAGGCACTATTTTTAGTGTCTTTTTTGGGTTGAAAAATTGTCTTAAAACCTTAAAAATACTAGCAAATTACCCTTGCTATTAGTGGATAATTAGTATATCATCACCCTACCAAAAAACATAGGAGGTCGTTAAAATGACAACAAACAAAGCAGGATTTTTTAGAAAGGTAGATGGGCTTAAAGAGCTTCAGAGCTTAACCACAAGGAACAAGGACGAAAAAGAGAATTGCGTAATTGAAAAGGTGATTGAACTTTCAAACGAGGACTTCACAAAGTTCACCGAGGACTTTTTTGAAGATAAAGAGTTTATAACGGAAAACATTGATTTGATGTATACGGACGAGAACAGCATTTGGCACACAATTATGGTGGTAACCGAGGGCAACGATATAGGAATATTGGTAGAGAGCGAAGGTTACGATTACGCAAGGTACACGGCGGTGGTTGACAAGAGAAAGGTTACAATTAAAGGACAAACGACATTGAGTTATACAGGTATTGAGGAAACGCTAGAGCTTTTGAAGGAAATAGAATGTGACCTTGCTCCCTCAAGAGCAGCAATAAAGGTCAACCAAAAGGGGTATAACGACATTCAAATAAAACTGGCTTGGGACGAGCAGCGCAAGGCGCTTTGGACGCTTTGGGTTGATAGTCATACCTTTGGCGATAGCGCAGAGGCGGCAACGTTTGCGGAAAGAATAACGAGATACAGCGAGCTTTTAAAAAGATTGCAGGCGGTGGGGTTAAGATATGATTGCTAAAGAAACAAGTATATATTTTACACGGGGCATTAACGAGGCGGTGGCATTGTCCGCCGCTGTTGCCCTTGAGGTAGCTAATGCGTTAGAGCGTTTCTCACGGCAGGATTGGGGCGACCTTTGTGAGGAAGATATAGATACGAACAAACAGGCGCTAGAAACAGGTGACCGCATATTTGCGGCTTACGGCACAAGTAAAGGCAATATTTATATCATTACCGAAATTGATAGGACGATAACAACCGTACTGTTTGCGGAGGAATACTAACAGGTCATCGGGAACTCCCGATGTTTTTTGGTAAGCCGGATGGGGCGGCTTCTGTCGCCCCGGAAGGTAAAAATATTGGAGGTTATATATATGATTATACGAGCAAAGGCAAAAGTTGAATTTGACAGCAAGGGCGAAACGGGTAATATTTATTACATATTAGGAAGGGTTCGCAGGGAAATGGCAAAGGAGCGCTTAATAAGCGGTTATAATGATTTGCAAGAACGTGTTTACAAAGCAGGCAGTTATGCCGAGGCGCTTTCAATAATAAGAGAATACATTAACCTTATTGATACAAGCGGAGAGTGTTAAGAAGTAACAAAACAAGCAAAATGGAAGTCGGTAACGGCTTCTTTTTTTGTGCGTAATTTAAGGGAGGTAGCAGTTTGAGCGAGCTAAAGCAATATGATAGCGCCCTCGCTGAGCATGCGGTATCCTTTATTCGGATGTTAAAACACACTAAAGGAGAGTGGCACGGCAAATGCTTTGATTTATTACCGTGGCAGGATAAAATCGTAAGTGAGGTTTTTGGTACAATAAAAGAGGACGGGTATCGGCAATATAATACAGCCTATGTTGAAATACCTAAAAAAATGGGTAAGTCGGAACTAGCGGCGGCCATTGCATTATATCTAACCTGTGGCGATAGCGAATGGGGTGCGGAGGTGTATGGATGCGCTTCGGACAGGCAACAGGCTTCAATTGTTTTTGATGTGGCAGTGGAAATGATAAATCAATGTCCATCCTTAAAGAAAAGAACAAAAATTATTGCTAGCCAAAAGAGAATTGTATATTTACCTTTAAACAGCTATTATCAAGTGCTTTCCTCAGAAAGTTATACCAAGCATGGCTTGAATGTTCACGGCGTGGTTTTTGATGAATTGCATGCGCAACCGAATAGGGCGTTATATGATGTTATGTTGCATGGTTCGGGTGATGCCAGAAAACAGCCATTATTCTTTTTGATAACGACTGCCGGCACTGATAGAAATAGCATTTGCTATGAGGTGCATCAAAAAGCAATCGATATTATGGAAGGCAGAAAAATAGATAACACTTTTTATCCTTGTATTTATGGGATAAAGGATGAGGATGATTGGACAGATGAGGCAAATTGGCATAAGGCTAATCCCAGTCTTGGTGTTACGGTGGAAATAGAAAAGCTAAGACAGGCATATCAATCGGCAAGGGATAATCCGGCAGAGGAAAATCTGTTCAGACAGTTGCGATTAAACCAATGGGTTAAACAGTCTGTGCGGTGGATGCCTATGGATATTTGGGATAAGTGCGAGTTCATGGTTAATCCAGATACGCTTATTGGTAGAGAATGTTATGGAGGTCTAGACCTTTCTTCCACCACAGATATAACAGCTTTTGTGCTGGTGTTTCCGCCTATAGATGAAAATGACAAATATCAGATATTGCCTTTCTTTTGGATGCCAGAGGATAATATAGATTTAAGGGTAAGACGAGATCATGTGCCTTACGATATTTGGAAAGTAAAAGGCATTTTACAAACTACAGAAGGTAATGTTCTGCATTATGATTTTATTGAAAAGTTTATTGAGGAACTTGGCAAAAAGTATAATATAAAAGAAATTGCGTATGACAGGTGGGGAGCAGTTCAAATGACTCAAAATCTTGAGGGTTTAGGTTTTACTGTTGTTCCGTTCGGGCAAGGCTTCAAGGATATGTCGCCAGCAACAAAGGAGCTTATGCGACTTACTATGGATCAAAAAATCGCTCATAGTGGAAATGCAGTACTGCGTTGGATGATGGATAACATATTCGTCCGTACAGATCCTGCTGGAAACATCAAACCCGATAAAGAAAAGTCAACGGAGAGAATTGACGGGGCTGTCGCAACAATAATGGCATTAGATAGAGCGACTAGAAACGCAAACATCGGAAATGAAAGCGTGTATAATGAAAGAGGGTTATTGATTATATAGTTTTGTTGCTTTTATTTCATTATTGTTATACAATTATATATAAATTAGATAGGTAAAAAGGGAGATATGAAAAAAAAGATATATACAATTGGATATACTGCAGTTGAGATTGATAGATTTATATCAATACTGAAGAAATATAATATATCTTGTTTAATAGATGTACGAAGTATTCCGTTATCCAAATTCTATGTTAATTATAACAAAGAAAATTTGGCGAGAGTACTGAAAGAAAATGAAATAATCTATAGGAATTATGATAAAGAATTTGGAGCCAGACAAACAAACAAAGCTTTTTATGTTAAAGAAGGATATTTAGATTTTGAAAAATTTGCACATTCTGACATTTTTTTAGAAGGGATTAAAAAAATTAATAAGGGCTTAGAACTAAATCAGAGTTTTGTTTTAATGTGTGCAGAAAAGGATCCAATTAATTGTCATCGCGCAATTCTAATTGGAAGACAATTATTTCTAAAGGAATTTGATGTTGAACATATTGTTTTTGATAATGGTGAAGTTAAAACCATTGATCAGGGTTATATAGACAAAGAGTTAGTTAACGAGTATTTTCCCAACAGGGAGCAACTATCAATTTTTGAAAACGAGAATCTTTCCTATGACGATTATGTTAGAGCAGCATATAAGTTGAAAAACAAAGAAATTGGATTTAAAATTAAGGAGGAAGAATGAAATTATTTACTATAGGCTTTACTCAAAAATCTGCAAGAGAGTTTTTTAAAAAGTTGAAGGATAATGGTGTTGAGTTGTTATTAGACATTCGGTTAAACAATACCTCACAATTAGCTGGATTTGCAAAAGGTGAAGACTTAAGGTTTTTCATTGAATCTTTTGGAATGAAATACATTCATGATACCAACTTATCGCCGACAGAAGAGATATTGAAAAAATATAAGAAAAAAGAAATTGATTGGAAAGAATATGAAATTTTATTTAATAAACTTTGTGATGATAGAAAAATTAATGAATATATCATCAAAAAATATATTATGTTAGAAAATATTTGCTTGCTATGTTCAGAAGCAACGGCAGAAAAATGCCATAGACGACTAATTGCAAATAGATTTAAAAAAATGCAAAATGATATTGTAATAGTAAATCTATAATGAATGTATTAGGGTGGAATTATGCAAAAGAAAACAATTGTTATATTAACGAAATCATCTAAATATGGAAAATTATGTGTCGCAGGAATAGATGTCGAAAATGGATCTTGGATAAGATTGTGTTGCACAACTGATACTAAAGCAGGTGAACTTGATAGGAAATATCTTATCACAACAGATGGCAAAGAATGTGACATATTGGAAGAAGTTGAGATATATGTAAAAGACGGATTAGCATCATTATTTCAACCAGAGAATGTTTATATTGATGAAACAAAGAGATTTAAATTTCTAAAGAGAGTTAATCTTAATGATGTTTTGAAGCTACATCCTCTTGAAAATACTCCATTTATTTTAGGAAATGCAAATTATAAATTAAATTATGATGAAGTAGCAATTATAAAAAAGTCTTTATCAATAGTTAAAGTATCTAATTTAAACTTATCTATTAATGAAAAAAATAAAACAAAAGCAGAGTTTCATTATAACAATCATTGTTATAGATATGTTTCAGTAACGGATCCTAATTTTTTTTCTAAAGAGGTCAATATTGGTTCAGCTGTTATTGTAGTAAGTTTGCCAGATGATGATTGGAGTAAAGAGAATGGTTATTTCAAATATATAGCAAAGATATTTATTTTATAAGATAAAAATATATTTATCAATTGGTAGCCGCATTCAAAAGAGTGCGGTTTTTTATGTAAAAAAGGAGGGTAAATGGGGCTATTTACAAAGCATAGCAGAGATAAGCCTATAAGTGAGAAGCGAGATATTGATAATAAGGCGGCGGATTTTATTAAGGGTATAGATTGTGATTTTGGTGGCGGAAGCCAAAGCGGTGTTCCCGTAGATGAGCACAGGTCAATGCAGACAAGCGCCGTGTATGCGTGCGTTAAGATACTTGCAGAAACCATTGCTTCACTTCCATGTAATCTTAAAAAAGAAGAAAAAGGAAAAACGGTTAATGCAACCGAGCATCCATTATACGAGGTGCTGCACGATATACCCAATTATGAAATGACAAGTTTTACTTTAAGGGAGGCAATGATGACCTCCCTTTTATTATGGGGTAACGCTTATGCAAGAATTATTCGGGACGGGCAAAAGCATGTCAAAGAGCTTTGGTTTTTAAAGCCTCAGAATATGGTGGTTGAGCGAGATTATCAGACAAAGAAAATCAAATATACCTATTCTGATTCAGACTCTGGAAAAACCGTAATATATAAGCCGGAACAGATATTGCACATTTTAGGGTTATCGTATGACGGCATAAAAGGCATGTCGCCGATAACTGAGGCACGTGAGGCTATAGGTCTAGCTTTAGCTACAGAGGAGTTCGGGGCAAGATTTTTTTGTAACGGAGCAAAGCCCGGCGGGGTTTTGGAGCACCCCGGACTTGTAAGAGATCCAGAAAAATTGCGAGATAGCTGGAACAAGGTTTATCAAGGCGCAAGGAACAGCAACAAGGTGGTTGTGCTTGAAGAGGGCATGAAATATCATCAGATAGGTATACCGCCAGAGGATGCGCAGTTCTTGGAAACAAGGAAGTACCAGCTTAATGAAATTTGTAGGATATTCAGAGTGCCTCCGCATTTGGTGGCGGATTTGGAGCATAGCACCTTTAGCAACATTGAGCATCAAAGTATTGATTTTGTGGTGCATACAATTAGACCTTGGCTTGTACGGTGGGAACAGGCAATGTACAAGTCGCTTCTCAATGAAGATGAGAGGCGACTTTATTTTATCCGCTTTAATGTTGATGGACTACTTCGTGGCGATTATAAATCAAGAATGGAGGGTTACTCCATTGGTAGACAGAACGGATGGTTATCGGCTAATGATATCCGTAAATTAGAGGACATGAATCCGCTATCAACAGCAGAGGGCGGAGATTTGTATTTGGTTAACGGCAATATGGTTTCAGCTGTTTATGCCGGGAACAGAAAATCAGAAGGAGGCTAGAGTGAATCAAAAGAAATTGGAAAACAGGTGCGTTGAATTAAAAGAGCTTAGAGTGCGATCTAGCGCTGATAGCAATGCGTCTGTTATTGAAGGGCATGCCGCAGTTTTTGACGAATGGTCGGAATTGCTTGGCAGTATGTTTCCTTTTAAGGAAAAAGTGCGACATGGGGCATTTTCTGAGACGATAGGTAAGGATGATATTCGTGCGTTATTTAACCATAATCCTGACTATGTGCTTGGCAGAAATAAAGCAGGAACTTTGGAGTTAGAGGAAACAGAGCAGGGCCTACTTGTTAGAATACTTCCGCCTGATACGCAATGGGCAAGAGATTTGCAGGTAAGTATAGGAAGGGGTGATATCACCCAAATGAGCATTGGCTTTGAGGTGTTGGAGGATAAATGGGCTACTGAGAATGGAGTGGATATACGAGATTTAATAAAGGTCAAGCTTTATGATGTTAGTCCAGTTACCTTTCCTGCGTACACTCAAACAGATGTTGGACTTCGTGGAATGGAGAGCTACAACAAACTGATAGCGGAACGCAGACAGGCTACTGCAGATGAGGATGCAAAAGAAAAAGCGCAAACAAAACAACGACTAAATGCAGTCAAAACAAAATTTAAAATTATATAGGAGGATATCAGATGAATATCAAAAAGATACAGGAAATGAGAGCAAAAAGAGAGGATTGTCGCTTAAAGGCAATGGCAATCTTAAATAAGGCGGAAGGCGAAACCAGATTTATAAACGACGAGGAAACCAAACAGCTTGAGGAACTTGAAACAGAAATTAGAGGGTGGGACGAAAATATCAGAAAGGCAGAAAAAATGCTATCTCTTACTCCGGAAGCTGCGCCGGAGTCAAGAATGACCGATGAGGAAATTGAGGTTAAATCCAGTCCAAGCAAAAATGAAAATAGGTTTGCTACTTTCGGCGAGCAGATGCTAGCGGTTTACAGAGCTGTTTGTCCGGCGGGTAAGGTGGATGCAAGGCTCACTACTCGCGCGGCAAGCGGTTTGAATGAAAGCAACCCGACAGACGGTGGCTTCCTTGTTCAGCAGGATTTTGTAGCAGACATTTTAAAGCGTACATACGAAACGGGCATTCTCGCTTCTCGTGTCCGCAAGATACCTATTTCTTCTAACAGCAATGGCTTAAAGATAAAAGCTGTGGATGAGGATTCGAGAGCAAACGGAAGCAGATGGGGCGGAGTTCAAACCTATTGGGAAAATGAAGCAGACCAAATTGCAGCCAGCAAGCCAAAATTCCGCACTATGGATTTATCACTCAAAAAGTTGACAGGTCTTTGCTATGCAACAGATGAACTTTTGCAAGATGCGTCGGCGCTGGAGGCTGTGCTTAAGGAGGCATTTTCCGAGGAATTTGGCTTCAAAATCGATGATGCAATACTTAATGGTAATGGTGCAGGAGAACCTTTAGGTATCCTAAACAGTGGTTCGCTGGTAGCCATACCTAAAGAAAACGGTCAAACAGAAAAGATTACGGTGTCAAACCTTGTTAAGATGTGGAATAGGCTATGGGCAAGAAGCCGTGCTAACTCGGTATGGTATATTAATCAAGAACTTGAGGCGTATTTGTATACCTTGACCTTGGGCGATAAGCCTGTCTATATTCCTGCCGGCGGGCTTTCAGAGAAGCCTTACGCTACCTTGTTTGGTCGTCCGGTATTGCCGCTTGAACAATGCAATGCAGCAGGCGAGCTAGGTGATATTATCCTTGCAGATCTTTCTCAATATCTGCTTATTGACAAGGGTGGTATAAACCAAGCGACATCTGTACATGTTCGTTTCTTGTACGACGAACAGGTCTTTCGCTTCATTTATCGCGTTGACGGTCAGCCTGTATGGAGCAAGCCTTTGACACCGTTTAAGGGAAGCGCAACCGTGTCGCCTTTCTTGGCGCTTGCTAAGCGAAACTAAGGAGGCGCTATATGATAAACAACGAAATAATAAACATTACAACAGTTAAGGAAGCCGGAGCAATTTTCGGAGCTAATATTGCAACCGATTTTGTTGAGCTTAGTAACTTTAAGGAGTTGCAGTTCCAAATTACCACTGGCGCTGGTTCAGCCGGACAAACCATTGTTACGGTTAAAGGTAAACTTGGCGGGACTGGTGAAACAGTAAATATTGCATTTCAAAAGAAAAATGAAAGCGACGAGGATTTTGCTGAGGTGACTGAGGATACGCTAAGCATTGGTGGTGAGGAAGGAAGCTCAGGAAAAGCTATTTACCGAATTACCGCAGATATGCTTGCCAAAGCAGGGTTTGATAGAGTCAATCTTAACTTGACGGCGGTAGCTGAAAGCAACGTTGTCGGCGCAATAATATCAATACAGCGTTATCCGCGTTACAGCGATAACAATTAAAAGGAGGAGGAGAGGGCATGGTTACTCTTGAGGAAGCAAAGCTGTTTTTAAGAATTGATGATGAGAGTGAGGATGTCCTCTTAACTTCTCTTATCGGAACAGCAAAGGAATTAACGCAAGCAGTTCTCAGAAAGAGCTTAGATGAATATGAGGTTTTGCCTGCGACAATAAAGCAGGCGATGCTTATCATTATAGCCTCCTTGTATGAAGAAAGACAGGTGTCGGGAGATAACAAAAACAAAATGGATATAGTGGAAACGCTAGATCTTGTGAGGCGAATGCTATTTGCGTACAGGGAGGATAAGTACTGATATGAATATAGGCGACCTAAGGCGCCGTGTGCGGCTTATGCAATTTGTTGAGCAACGGGACGAGTTTGGCGCTGTCAAGCTTGAGTGGGCGAACGTCGGGTTTATTTGGGCAAGTATAGAGCCTATAAGTGGAACAGAGAACTTTGGCAACCAACATGTGTCGGCGGAGGTAACTAATAAAATAACAATGCGATATCACCCTACGATAAATGTTATGCACAGAATAGGTTATCAAGATAAGCTTTACGAGATAAAGGCAGTAATGGACGAGGACACGCTACATAAGGCAACGGTGCTGCTATGTAAGGAGGTAATTGATGGGAACGTACTCAGCGAAACAGAAAAAAGTTAAAGTAACATTTGAGGGTGCGGACAAATTGATTAAACGGCTTAAGGCAATGGAGGAGGGTGCAAGCTCGGTTCTAATGACGGGCGCTAAGGCAGGAGGCGCTATTGCTCTTGAAGATGCACGGAACAATTGCCCCACAGATACGGGCGCATTAAAAGAGAGCTTGAAGTTATCCGAGGTTAAGGAAACACCAGTACGTGCAGATGTAAAGGTAGATTACGATAAATCCTTGAAGTATGGCACTTTTGTAGAGCTTGGCACTAGAGGTCGTCCACCTAATCCCTTCATGCGGAATGCTGTTGATAACAATATTCAAAAAATTGACAAGGAAATCACAGAAACAATAGCAAATATGGTCGGGAGGAAAATGTAGATGGATATATGTATGGCGGTATTCAATCATTTAACTGAGGATTTTGCGATTACAGAGATGGTGGGTGATAGAATTTATCCGATTATAATGCCTCAAAACAGTGTTATGCCGGCAATAGTTTATTCACCTACTTTAGGCAAATACGATACAGCCTTGCAGCACGATACAGGTTATACAAGGCAAACAATACAGCTAAACTGCCACGATAAAACCTTTAAAGGAGCAAGAAGGCTGTCAAGGCTTGTAAAATCCAGCTTGCAGGACTACAAAGGACTTATGTCCGGGCTGGATGTGCAGGCTGTTTTTATCAAGTCAGATTTTATGGGAAATGGAAATACGTCAGAGAAATACTCGACAGAGGAGTATATGGCGGTAATAGAAGTGGAGGTTCACTTCAATGAAAAATAAGGAGGTTACAAATGGCTATAGCAGGTAAAAACGGGAAAGTTACAATAGGAACAGATACGCCGGCAACCGTTGTCGGCATAAAAAACTGGTC